ATATATTGTCCTAGCCCATCTATTCTGGTATAGGACAAATTGCCACTAATTTTGGACATTGGTATATTATCTGGTAAATCACTCCAGAGTATTTTTTCTGTATTAACAATTTCAATATTAAAGCTATCGTATCTTTCAATTTCTAAATTATTAATATTCTCTATAAAACTAGTACTAACATCTAAATAGTGGACCGTAGGCTCTAATATTTCAATAATGAAGTCACTCATGTGGCACAATCCAGATCGTTTGATGTTTGACTATATCGTTTAACAATGCTGATAGTGCCAAATAATAATCTAATAGTATATTTACCTCCTTGATTTTCAGTACCGTCTCCATAAAATGGTTCATTAGACTGAAGTTCAAGATCATATTTAGCAGAATTAAACGAGAAGCCATTTGTCGTGTGGGAAGGTAACATAAATGTTATCTTTCCTTCTTCATCATTAATAATAAAACTATAAACATTTTGGCTAAATGCGTTATCAGAAGAAAAAACTTGTACCGATCCGGTATTAGTTTTCCATGTTATTCTAGCGCAATAATTAGCTAAATTAATAGGAGTACTATTAGAATCTTTATATATAATACTAAGTTTAAATGATGTACCTTGTTCTATAGCAAAATCATACTTGCTAGCTGCCATAGTTAAACCTTTAAAAGATAATGCTGTCGATACCTAAATTATACACCTAAAAGAAAAAAGCCGCGCAAGCGCGGCCTTTTCCATAGATTAATTAAGAGATAACACGAATCATAGTGATCCGAGTAGAACTCTACGGTTGTCAAGAACAGCAAAACCTTGTTCTGCCCATCCGTAGAAACCGGCTCTCTTCTGACGATGTAGACTTTCATCTTCAAAGATTTGAACTTGTTCACGAACTGGCATTATGAAACTGTCTCTCTTGCGTAGATCAAGACCAATAACAATTTCGGTATCATTTCCGGTACCGCCTGTTGGTAGTGTTCCGCTAAGAACATTACTATAGAATAATTGATATTGTTGACCAACACCAAGTTCATCTAGATCATGAAGATTAACACTGAATACTCTATTAAGAGTACCGTCAGCTGCTGTGTAAATCTCACGACGAGTAATTTCATCAACCTGATCGACGCCCCAGTTGCGAATGTCTTCCATTGCTTCTGGACTAACATAAAGATCAGTTAGAAGACCACGATTATTACTAGCACTATTACCACCACCGTTTCTGCGCATTACAGTTTTCATAAGAGAAACAAGTCTCTTTGTAAACTGACTTGGGGCAGCATCGCTATCATAAACTACGATATTACGATCAACAGCAGCAGCAAGTAGTGTGTGCCAGCCATCATCGTTCATCTTTTTAACAAATGAACCTTCTAGAACTTCCATAGCACGACCAACAACGTCCCAACGGGCGTCACGAGCATACTTTAGAAGATAGTCTATTGAAGCTCCTATATCATAGGTTGGAACCATGACGTAATCGCTTTCAACATGACGCTCTGGGATATATCCATGATTAGGAATTGTATATGCAACAAAATCCTTCTCAGTACCCGGAGACAAGAAATCTAGTGGAAATTCTGGTGTGGCACCCTGTTGAAGCTGAATTGGCTCAAAGATACCATCAAGAATATCACCACTAAGAAGACCTTTTCTCAATGGAAGCTCTAGTGCCTTAGCAATTTCTGCATTGGCCGCTAGAGAAACTTCTCTATTTGCTGAACCAGAGCGAACTAAAAGTTCGGTAAGTTCTGCTGTTGGCTGAAATTTTTCTGTGTTAGCTGACATTTTATTCTCCCTGTGATGAAAAAATTATAGATTAACTGATACTTTTGCGTAGCCATCTGAGTCTTTTGCACTCAAGAATTGGCCAATCTTGACAGCATTCGTTGAACTGGTTCCAATCAAACCACTAGCACCAACATAAGCGTCGGCTCCTGCTGATGGTACTGCATCAGAAACAATCTTGTTGGTTGTAACCTGACCGTTACGAAGAACGGTGACTTTGCCACCCTTCTGCATTTCGTCACGATACCAGTTAATATGCTGGCGAGTAAGATCATAATCAACAACATCATTGAGTAGAATGCCTACTGGTTTAGCGCCGGAAGCGACAGCAGCATAGGCAACAACAGCATTAGCATCATCCATGGATACGCCAACACCACTGGTTGCTGTAACAACACTAACTACGCCTCCTCTTTCTTCAGCGGTATTCATGAAGAATGAGATATCTGTTAATAGTTCAATACGATCTGGTTTAAGAGCCATTTTATTCTCCCTTATTTATAGTTTTTGCCGAGTCTGCTGGAAACGAAGTCTAATAGGGCCGCACGAGTAGCTTCAACTGTAGTGGTTTCTGCTTCTCCGCCGACTCCAAGATTAATATCTGTATCTACCTCTGCTGTTTCCAAAATTTCTGGATCAGCTTTTGGTGCTGTGCCTTCTTCTGATGCCATCTTTTTTGTCATCATTGCTTCTTCTTCTTTTTTCTTCTGCTTTTCCTTGTCTAACCAAGGTGGCATTTTGCCAGCAACAAGAGAAGTCATGGCTGCGAAGGTTTCGTCATCTAATGCTTCGAATTTGTCTACTGTAGCTTCTGCTGATTCATTATCAATACCAGCTTCGACTAAAGAGGCCATTCTTTTCATTTTCTTTTCTTTCTTCATCATCTCTTCTTCCTTACTTTTGTAAGCAGCAAGAGCTTCTAAAGCTGAATCTAATTCGGCCTTCATCTTTTTCATTTCTTCTTCTTTCATGGCCATTTTCTTTGCGGCTTCTTCTTTTTCTGTGCGAAGAGAAACAAGCTCTGTTGTGGCTTCTGAAAGTTGTGTTTCGTTAGCTTTAATTGTGGCTTCAAGCTCAGATATTTTAGCTTCAGAAGTTTCTATGCCAGTTTTGGATGTGGCAACTTCCTTTGTTAACTCTTCAACCTTAGCCTTTAGTTCTGTCATCTCGTTTTCTAAACTCATAGTTTTATTCTCCACTTTAATGTGTGATTGATTATCAAATACACCCGCAACAGAAAAAATCGTATTTTTTTCAGATTTATTATCTAAATTATTTTGAGCAAAATTGTCTTTAGTAAATATTATACTATCAGGATTAGCTGGCTTATTAACAAAACCCTTTCCGGAAAACGTTATATTTCTTAAAACTCTTCCAATCTTATAGTTTTCATGTTCTCCTATTCCGCCATATGATCTAAGATATTTTGTTAAATAAGCAGTTTCATTGTCTCTGGCTAATATTTTATATTCTCCATTTGACTTATTAAGAAGACCATAATCAAATCCTTTAAATAAACACTCCATACTAACATATTTTTGACCATTCTCTATTTCAGATATTAGTTTTTCTGATCGGTCTCTTAAATCTTGATTAGAAAAAGCTTTATATATAACTGATCCAGTTAATATATGAAATTTTTGTGGTAAATTATCTATTGGGGTATTTTCATCAATTAATATACCATCTTCTGTGATTGGCCAATTAGCAGTAATATGTCCTATAATTATATTTTCATCATGTTCTAAATTTGTTGGTTTATCTTCTGGAGTATTTCTGGCTGCCCAGACTTCTTCTTTATCAAATATATCATCATTTTTATTCCAACTTGATGTTACAAGTATGGATTGAACATAATATAGATCTTGGTCGTTTAATGCTGCTAAGCTCTTAATATGACTTAAAGAACTAGCTAAAGCCTTATTAGCGCACGGCTCTACCAAACTGGCATAAGAGACTGATGCAGATGCTGATAGTATTTCGGCTAAACCATCGTCATATTCTTGTTGAAAGATATGCATTATTTTTCTCCATTTTTACAAAGAATTATACACCATAAAATAAAATGAAGCCTTTGCTTGTTTAATATCGTCAACAGATAGATCTTCTTCTAGTTCGGATATTATATTTTTTAGCCAATTAGAATAGTAAGCAAATAATTGTTGGTTATTAGACCCATCAATATTAACAAATGTTTTTAAAATATTATCGTTAGATATTTTAGAATTGGGTTCTAATGCAAATAAAATTTTTGTTTTTATAGTATCTAATTCTTTATGTTCTGATGCAGTAAGGCTTCTTAAATTTTTTTTATTATAGAAGTCTAACATTACCGGATTGATAATTTCATTTATTCTTTCCTGGGCTTTATTTGCCCAAATCATTAACGATGCTCCCGTTTGAGGAGTAAATGTTTTTGTTTTTCTTTTGGTTTGGTCTGTAGAATTTTTGGGTCTTCCCTGCTGTGGTTGACCGGGCAAAGATTCTGGCGAATCTTTTGCCAACCTAGTTGGTAGTCCGGTAACTGGCGGAATCTTTTGTTCTATAGCTGTTTTTTCGCCGCTTTTTTTCTTATCCAATTCTAAGCCTATTTGACTTGGAGTGACAATACCTGTTTGTAAAGCGATTTTCTTTAATCCATTCTCAAATTCTGGATCATGCCATGGGCCAGATTTATTTACCATTCTATTACTATCTCTTTCTCTTTTTTCTCTATTAAGTCTACTCTTTTCCATATCTGGATCGAATCCGAATCGTGTTTGGATCAATTCATCACTGATAATATTTCTATCAGCTAATTGTATTAATAATGCTTTTTCACTGTCTTCATTACTTAAATCCATTCTATCAAATTCGACTTTAGCTGGATATTTGAAACCCATAGCTTTTTGAACTAATGCTATTTCTTGTTCCCAAAATTGCATTAATACATCTCTACCATATTGTAGTCTTTGAGTTAATGTCTTAAGGCTTATAAAATTGTTTGTTGTCCCTGATGCTCCGAAGGTTCCGGTAAGTGTTGGTGGAATGCCTAGTCCGGCATAAACACTATTCAGATGTGGAACATATTTACTTTCTCCCAGAAAATTATGAACATTTGTATTACTTTCTAATAGCTCTATATCTGGACCCCATATTAGATCCATTGTACCTCCACCAACATTGTTTCCTAGTATACTAGCTAATTTACTTGTTGCTGCTTTAGTTGGAGCTATTTTGTGTTCTAAATTACCTAATTTAAAAATTCTAATATTTGATATTGCTCCATCAAGAGCGGCCATATCTGCTAATTTTAATTTTTCTATAACTGTTATATCGTCCATAATAGCATAAATCATTGGATAGGCCCAGCTTTGCCAATCGTCTTTTTTATAGTTAAATACCAACGTTTTATTAGGATCTAGTGGATATCCACGTTTTGATTTAGCCGCATCTATGATCTGTGCTGGAAGCTGGTTAACTATTTCTTTTTCAGCATCTGTTTTGGGACTATTAATAATTTTTCTTAAGCTGGCCGGAACTAATAATTCATATCTTTTGTTATCAACGAAAGAGGACAAAGATCCTGCTACAACATCAACAAATACCGGATCAATAAAAGTATATCTCCAAGGAATTTCTTTTTTTTCTATCTGAGGTAATACTATATCATTTACTATGACATCAGCATTTCCGAGAGACTGATAAAGTTTATCTGTTACTTTTAAACTAATTTTAGCTGTTCTTCTATCTATAATAATATTTCCGCTTTTATATAGATTATTTAAGAATCTTTCGCTACGATCTTTACCATTAATTTTTTTGAACCATCTTCTATAAAATCTTTCTATTCTTTTATTTCTATGCACAAGCCTTATTCCTTGACTAGCAAAATCTCCCATAAGATCAATAACATTTTTTACTAGTCCTACTCTTTGATATATTTCATCTGCTCGTCTTAAAATTCCTTTAATTTTTAGCGGAGTCGCTTCTTCTGGTCTGAAATTGTAATAGTCGCCCTTGGTCAGTCCTGGTCTGCTGCCATTTTGACCATCAAGATTAGAATAGTCTAGATTATATCTTCTACCGGCTCCGGCAGCAGTTGCTCTGTCTATAAGGGTAAATTCATCTAATGACGCTGAAGCTCTTTTTAGAGCATCTTGTTTACTAGATAAATCGTCGCCCCATGTAACATAAGCATCATCTGGTACGATAGGGGAGGACGATACAATTTCTTCTTTTGTTCTTTTTTTAGCCATATTTTAATATAATCGTAATCGCATTACAAAGCAATCAATAATTTTTATACACTAATTTCTATAAATTCCACCATATATATCGTCATTTGCCGCGCTTGTAAACCATTCTGGGCCTTTATACAAAGCTCCTGTATTTTTTTCTGTTGACCTGGCATTTGACCCTATTACATCATAATCTACCTGCTTAAGGGTTCTATTCATTTGGCGAGCTATCATATTAGCTATTAATAATGCGCTATAACGGTCTTTTCTCATTCGTCCTTTGCGTCCTCCTGGAAGTTTTGTTTCCGGAGTATCCCATCTATCTCTAGCGTTTGGTCCTGTGCTGGTTTGACTCATCACAATAGTTGTCAATTCATTTTTAAGTTCTTCTATTTCTAGAACGCATTCGCTAAGATTATCATACAATGGATTTAAATCATCTGTAAAAATATTTCTATCATCACTTTCCATAGCTAAAGCTAGAGTTAAATTGTCAAATCTTGGAAATAATAGAGCTTTATCTTCTAAATCTTTTCTCAATCCGTGATTAGCTTGACTAGTCCAATCTGCTTTTGCAAACTGTACAAGTTCAAGGATATGAAGACCTTGCTGGCTATCAGTATCTCTATCTTTATCAAAATTAATTATCGGCCATATCAATTGTTCTCCTGGTTCTAACTTATCAGGATCATGTAACGCTTCTTCAATAGCTACGCCTCCTCCTTGAGCGTCTAATCCTATTCTTACTGGATTAAAAGTTTTCATTAAATTTCTAACTTTTCTTGTACAAAATCCATAAAAATCATGTTCTTTAATAAGTCCACTTTTTAATCTATCTTTAAAATTACTTCTATTAGTAGTCCAACAATATACTATTCTATTATGAGTAGGATTCATTTCCAATATAACTATACTAAAATTATCTTGTTCACTAGCAGGATCTATTCCGAAGACGTATTGCTTGTTTGGATCGCCTGCTACTGTAGCATCGAATACCAATGGTTTGTCATTAACTAATATATTTGTATTATTAACAACACAACTTTCTATTAAACTCCTGCGAAAAAAACCTTCACTATCTTTAACAAAACATGCAGCATATTCCATATTATAGATTCCAATATGTATAGTAGCTTTTGCTCTACTAACTTGTTTATCGTCCATGAATCCTTTTGGAATTAATTCATATGGCATTCGTATGATACTATAGTCTTTCCAATTAAAATTATCAGGAACCTCATCCTTAAATAATTCGGTTAGCTTTCTTATGTCTCCTTTACTTTCTATAATAGCTTTATATCTTTTCCAATAACTAGCAAAATGCTTAAAGTCATAGTCTGCTGTTCCACTAATAATAGCTTGGTTACCCATTTTTACATTTAAAACTTCAAGATCATCATTCCATAAACCAGCTTCTATCATAGCTTGTTTCTTAGCTTCTTCTTTTACATTCTGTATCGGACTAGCACTAACGGCAGCGAATCCTGAAACTACAGTCTCATATATATCAGGACTAATACTAGCAAACTCATCAGCAATAATAACGTGTGCTCTTAAACCTCTAATTTTGCTACCATCGCCCATAGGAATAGCAACTGTCCAGCTATCTCCTAGTCTCATTGTGCATCGATCAACATCTCTTCTTGGCCCGTCATCATTACCACTAAAAATACTACGCAAAATAGGACTATTTCTCCAAATCGTTTCCATATATTCAAATAAAATTTTACTTTGTCGAAATGCTGCTCCAACAACAACAATTTTACTACCAGGTTTAAACATCATTCTTAATATACAATATAGTGCCATAATGAAGCTTTTACCAAAACCACGACTAGCAATAAACATTGGAAATGGTCTTATCCAAAATTCTTGTAAAATTGCAATTTGTATAGGATGAAGTTCGATATTAAATAGTAACTTACATGTTATGCCAAAATATTTGGGATTTTTTAACAATCTCATTAAGTGTAGATCGGGTAACTCTATTTCTTTTTCGCTCCTATGTATCATAGGATTGCTAAGAACTTGTAGAGCCGTTACGTCTCCAAGACCTAGCCAAGCATCATCGAACAATGATTTTACATCATTAGACTTTGGCATTTTTAGCTTTCATTTTTTTGGATGTTGCTATCGCTCGATTCACTATTAATCTTGCAACAGATTCTATAAAAGGAAGTTTTCTTTTGGCACTTTCTTCTTTGAGCCACCCTAAAATAGTATCTATATTATCTTCACACCATTGATTTCCTCTTTGATTCATTTCTATAGCATGTCTTTTACAACTACAATTAGCTGATGAATTAATTCCTATATAAGATAACATGTTTGATAATACTGTTCCTGGACCATCGGGATCAGCATCAACAGTTATTGGAAAAAAAGCTTGTAAATACTTCTCTGGTTCATCTCCTAGTTGATTGGACAATATATGTTCAAAATCTTCAATGGTATACCATGAAATATCTTCTTGATTTTGCTCTGATGTTAAATTAATTACTCCAGGAATATGAGTAATCTGTGCATAAGCCATATTTTGTTTTTTGCGAATAATATAAGAAACATCTAACTCTGTTAAGGTTATAGGATCAGGAACAATAAGATGCCCAGTGTCATTTCTATAAGGATATGGATATAAGGTAATTGGTTTATTTAGTATCATTGGATCTCCTATTATTTTTTTCTATATAATATATCTTCTTAAATATATATTCAGCTAATTTTTCCGCATCATGACTATTTCCGCAAAAATAAACAATAATATTATGATTTAATTGTAATTCTAGTATGCTTTTTAATAAAAATGCGGGACTAATTTTAATTTTATTCCACATTCTTTTAGGAACAGTACTTCCAACAGGATATATTAAAATGTCTTGAAGATCGAATTCTAATAATAAAAATGAATATTTAAGCTGACTCATTCTCATCACAACATCTTTGAATCTACTTTCAACGATATTATTTGCAAATTCGCTAACGCTCTTTTTTCTTTCGACACATAATAGATGCTCTAATCCTTCTATACTATAATCTCCAGTATCTAATTTTCTATTAGCAACAGCATAGTTACTAAATTCCCATGGCTGTTGTTCGCGCGTGTCTATAATTACTGTAAAATCTTGTTCTTTCATAGTTTTTTATTTTTTTTATCTAATAGTATTTTAAAAAACACAGATTCATAAATTTCTTCCATGTTACCAATCATTTTATGATGTTGATAACATAGTGTAATTCCATTATCAACAATAAAACGTAGTCCAGGATAATTTGCCCATGTTTTAATATGATGAGCATTTAATCTTTTTTTCTTGTTGCATCCTGGCCATTGACAAGTATGATTGTCTCGCGCGTATACTTTGTTTCTCCATTCTTTATATAAAGGATCATCATAATTTCTTTGCATATTTATCCATATCACTATAAACCATATCTTTAACTAGTTGATCAAAAGATATTCTAGGATACCATCCTAAAATATTTCTAGCTTTGCTACTATCTCCCTTTAAATAATCAACTTCTGCTGGTCGATAAAACTCAGGATCAATATATGTATGTTCTTGATAGTTTAAGCCAACCAGTGAGAAAGCTTTTTCGCAAAAACTTTCTACGCTATATGCTTCTCCTGTGCTAATAACAAAATCATCAGGAGTTTCAGATTCTAACATTAAATGCATAGCATTAACATAATCTTTAGCATGGCCCCAGTCTCTTTTAGCTATTAAATTGCCTAGTCCTAATTTTTCATTTTTATTTATTTTGCCATTCATTAACTTGCCAATATATGATGTTATTTTTCGTGTAACAAAATTTTCGCCACGACGAGGACTTTCATGATTAAATAGTATTCCGCTAGTAGCAAATAGATTATAAGCTTCACGATATATGCCTACCATTCGATGAGACGCTAATTTAGCCACACCATAAGGACTCTGAGGCATAAAAGGAGTTTCTTCATTTTGATATTTGCCACGAAGAATATTTTCTGAATAATTTTTACCAAACATTTCACTAGTACTAGCCTGATAAAAACGCGTTGATGGACTATAGTTTTTTATAGATTCAAGAACATTAATAACTCCTATAGTATCAATTTGAAATGTTGTTATGGGTTGTTTAAAACTAGTTCCAACATGACTTTGAGCACCTAAATTAAAAAAGTTGTCAGGTTTGTATTTGCTAATTAAGCGATTGCATCCGCTACTATCTGTAAGATCAAATTCTTCTAATATGAAATGATTATCATTTATGTGAGAAATTCGTTCAAAATTGTTAGTACTATTACGTCTGTAAAGTCCAACAACAATGTGTTTTTTATGCAGAAGAAGGTCGGCTAAATAGGATCCGTCTTGACCTGTTATTCCGGAAATTAGGCTAATTTTAGTCATAATTATTCAACAGTTTCTGGTGTTAGGAATGGTTTATCTAGAGTATTGTCTTGAAAGCTATGATATTCACTTAATTTATTTTTATATTTTTCAGTAGCAAGACTGAGAATCTCCATTTCTCTTCCTTCTTTTTCTCTTATTTCTTCGTCTTCTAACATTCTTATAAGGCCAATCCAAGAACTTTTACCATCTTCTATTCTTTTGATTCTTTGTTCTCTTGTGGCTTTTAGGTCTTTGCTAATTTTTTGTTGTTCATTGAGCAGCTTAGTATATTCGTTAGTATAATTAGCTATGCTATTCCTGGCGAAACTTAGTTGTGTTTCGAGGTTGGCCAGTTTTGGTATATCTCTTTGATCTTCACTTTTTTCATATTCTTTGTCTACTTGTCGTTGTAATTTTTCTGTTTCGGCAATATGACGCTTTCGTTCTTTCATGCTTCGATTAATAAGAATGTCGATAGTGATAAATTGTTTGATCTGAAGTTCTTCGGCGGGTAAAACATCTTCTCGAAATTGTTTAATTAATCCTATCCATGTATTTTCAAAGTATTCTAATTCTCCAGTATCAGCATCAAACTGACGTTTAATTTCACTCCAAAATGTTTTACTATGTAATTTATGTTTTAGTAGTTCGTTACCTTTAGACTCGTCAGATTCATTAATTAATAAAAGATTATTTTCATCAACATATCTTTTTACAGGATCAATATTTCTATTTAAAGCTTGAGCTATTTGCTCTAATGTGCTAGAAGCATAATTTTCTCTGATGAATTTTTCTTCATCTAAGCTTAATTGTCCTCGCTTTTTTGGGATCTTTTGGTCCATTCGGCGCTCTCCATTAATTCTTTGATATGTTTTTGTAGTTTATTAAGTTTATTTTTATTCAATTTTTCGCCATGTTTTAATCTTAAGTAGTTTTCTCTATAATCAGCATGAATATTGTCATCTAAAAATTTAATAATCTCATTATTTTGTATAAGATAATCAAGATTATTTTTGTGTTCAATATCATATTCTATATAACTAGGTTGCATAATATTTTTTTTATTTTCGTTTCGATTGCTCCATGATGCGTATAATTCACAATTTTTTTTATTAGAATATTCGCTACATTGATTATTGCTGCATTTATAATTAGGATCAAAAAATGGACAATTTAAACATGGTTTATCGGGCCTTTGATAATTATTTCGTTTATAATTAAACAAACGATTACGAACATGGGTCCACAAGAAGTTTTCTAATGGACGACTATTATCATATTTCTCTAAGCCTTCTAGAGCAAATATAGCAGCTTGTTGTTTCATGTCATCAATATCATGATATCCAAATTTAAATTTATGAACTAATCTTTTGCTAATATTATCTAATACTTCTAGAAATTCACTTTCGGAAACTCGATTATTTGTTGATATTATTTTTTTCTTTTTGCTCATTTAATAATTCTGCTATGCTTTTACCATCATCTAAATTAAGATCATCTAAAGGATCATGTTGCATGCCAGAGGCTTTTACTTCTAGCACAGAAGCTACTATATTTAATGGTTGTTCGGTCATTTTTTCTCCTTGCGCAAAAGTTGCTAACTATTAGTATAGTAATGTTGATCGTTTTTGAGGCAATATAAAATAAAGGAAAAATTATGGCTAATTATAAAAAGTGGACAGAAAGCGAACTAAATTTTGTAAAAGAAAATTATAATACTATGAATGATTTGGAATTGAGCAGTAAGCTTAGTCAAATTACTGGACAAAATATTAGTACCGCCATGATTAGACGTCAAAGGCGCAAACTTAGTATTAAGAAAAATAGGGGGCGTCCAAGAAAGAATAATAATCAAAGTATCATTAATCAAACGGAAAGTATTGTATGAATATTTTAAAATATAGTTTATTATTTGGTATTGTTTTATGCTGCTCTGGTGCTGGATATAGGCATCAATATAACACATATAATACATATAATAATGTTCCAGCAGCATATTCTTATGCTAATCAGATGTTTACTCCTGTTGTGGTGCAGACAACAAGGGTTAGTGTTGATATTGTAGCGTCTCAACCTGTGGTGCCTGCTTATACGCCAGTATATTATCCTTATGAATATTATAGCATAAGTAATAGACCTTATTATTGGGTATATCTTCATAATTATGGGTGGATTTGCAGATTTTATTGATGATTAGATTTAAGGCATAAGAATCTAAGAAGACCGATGCTTATAGTGTCGGTCTTTTTTTGTATCTGGATAAAAGATACAATAGCTATATTAGTAACAAAAGATAGTGATATGATAGGCGAATAGGAAGGTTTAGGTGATACTTTTATATTTATGAGTGCCTATTGTGTTTGGATGTCCTTGCGATTTTTGAAAACGTTGGGTATTGGCTGGCGAAACAGAAAAACCCCCTGACTTGACGTAAACTATTGTGGGATAAGACTTTACGACGAGCGATAATGCCCAGTGTTGATGTAAAGTCAATAGTGATAAGAGTTTAGGAAATCTTACGGTATTTTAAGAAAGTTTTTTGTTGACAGTTGAAGTTTGGGGTGGTAAAATGTCGATATAAGGAATAGAAACGGTATAAAAATGAAAGAAATCGAAAAAAAACTCGAAAAACTCGGATGTCGCCTGATCTCGACTAGATTCGGGATTCACGGAGATTGGTTGGTTGTAACCTTAGATGGTGAAGCCATATTTTTCCCCACATTAGGGGCTGTGAGTAGGTGGATTGACTACTATATGCAAAAGACTAGCGGCTCTTGACAAGTTCGTGATCGTAAGAGTATAATAGAAGCACTCTGAATAAGGAAACTCTGATGCTCAATACCGATTGCCAAACAGAATCCGTGATTTATGTTAGTTCGTGCTGTTCTTGTGTGTTGTACGCAAAGAATGGAACATGCCCGCAATGCTTAAACGATTGCGAGCCTGTGGAAATGGCTATCGTCGAAGATGATGATGGCGAATCGTGGATTCTTGGATGAGACATAAGTTGTTGTTCTGCAACACTTTACATCTTGGCGGCCCGCGACGAATTGACGTAAACTCTTATATTGTAAAGACTTGCGAACCTTACGGTATTTTAAGGAAGTTTTTTGTTGACAGTTGAAGTTTGGGATGGTAAAATGTCGATAACAGAGAAAGAAAGAGAGGATACGATGGACAAGAACAAGGTGAACGACGCTCTCAAGGCTATCTGGGGTAGTGAGACGTATCATGTGGTGTTGGTGTTCACGCCGGACGGTCGGCTGTTCGCGGAGTGTGACTTCACGGGTGATCGTCGCAGGCTCACGGAAAGCAACTTCGAGGCTGTGCTGAACGATATGTTCTACGATTACTGCGTTGAGAACGCGGCTTGGATGGGAGTTTCATGATCCCCATATAAGGGGGGATTGACAGGCTGAAAAACTTTCGGTAGAATAGCGACATCACCACTGGAGACGATGAAAATGGTCGGAACGAAGCGAAGCATGGTTGAGGGTATCGCGGAGAAGGTTGGCGTGACGGGCGATCAGGCCCGCGAGATCGTGCAGGCTACGCTCGACAGCATGATCGAGACGCTCGCCACGACCGGTCGGATCGAACTGCGAAACTTCGGTGTGTTCACCGTGAAGGTTACCGCCCCTCGCAAGGCTCGCAACCCCCGAACGGGGGAGAGTGTGATGATCGGTGAGCGTCGGGTGGTGCGGTTCAAGGCTGGCAAGGTTATGGCCGAGCGGATCGGCTGACCTAAACCCTTTAGGCTATTGACTTTACGTCAAGCCGGGGCGCCCGCGTTTGCTGTAAACTCTTATATCACAAGCACTTACGAACCTTGCGAAACTTTCAGGAAACTTTTCACTTGACCCTAAAGGATTCGCTCGTATAATGTCGATAATAGAGTAAGAAAGAGAGAAAGAAAATGGAAAAGACGATTCACACTAACGACTTCATCAACAGCCTTCCGCGTATCGTGCAGAAGAAGGTTTGGAAAGTGACCGATGCCGATGGTACGGTTGTTCAGCACGTTGGTGCTACCGACAACCGTAAGAGTACCGCACAGAGGTATATCGACGAGAAGTATCCTGGCAAGGTTCTCACGCTGACGTTCTCGCACTACAACGGACTGATTACGATCCCCCGATGAGAGGGGATTGACAAGCCGGAAAAATCTGCTACAATCTATCCAACACAAGAGAAAGAGAATCATGGAAAACTTTTGGATTGTTTCGGCATTCTACGGTGAGAACGACGAGCGGAATAAGGATCGTCACTTCAGCACGTTGTTGGAGGCTAACTTTTTTGTGAATGCCGTGATCGATATCCAAATGGAAAAGAAAATGTACGGCGACTTGGTGTTGACCGTCAAGGATGCTCGCGGTAAGACCTATCACACTCACAATCTCTGAAAGAATACTAAAATGTTCGGCACTGCCTACGCTAATCGGAAAAACAGCCTTAATACCATTTTCGCGTCCATGATTGCTGGTAAGTATACTAGCGTGATCGACCCGAAGGGCAGGGTGTATGCTGGCCTCGTCAACGGCGTGATGCGGGAAGATGGTAGTGGTCGTAACTGGATTGTTACCATCACAAATCAGACCAAGAGTGAACAGGTTTTCATCCACGCAACGTAAACCAAAGAGCCACAAGACTTTACGTCGAGCCGGGCCGCCCGCGTTTTTCGTAAACTCTTATGTGACAACAACTTACGTCGATCTAGCAAATATCGTGCCAAAACGACAAGAAATGCTAAAAAGTTTTGTCAAAATTTCTTGACATAAAAATCTCTAGATTTTGCTTGCAACCTAAAGAATACGCTGTATAATGTCGATATAAGAAGTAAGAGAGAAAGAGGAGAACGCAAGATGTTCGAGATTGGCGATAAGGTTCGGCTCGGTGGTATCTCTGGCGTGATCGTCGGATGGTATTTCGACGAGGGTGATGTGTGGGTGGTCGATCTGGCGGGTGTTCGCTGTGAGTGTTCGACCCAAGAGATTCTCAATGGCTATATTCCGCACGAATGGGAAGCGTCCTGCGGAAGTGGGGGTTGACGCGGTAAAAAACTTTCTGTAGAATCCTTTCATCACTACCACCAACAGGAAAACGACAATGGCTACCAAGTTCAAGATCATCGAAGATGCCAAGCGTCAGGCTCGGTTGTGCTTTCTCGGCATCGCAATCCCTCACCAGCCGACCCTGGCCGATAGTGCGTATGGCCCGATCCGTAGCGAGAAGGTGCTGAAGTTCAATCGCAAGGCTCTCCGTCGTGCTGGTAAGACTAAGGCCGAAAAGGCCGATCCCCGCTACAAGGGGGGTGACGATTTGATGATCGTGAAGGTTGGCAAGCCCGGTTCGCCCGAACGCAAGGCGGCTCTGGCACAACAGTATGCCGCTATCCTTGACTGCGGCGAGGAAGTCTCCCCCTTCGCGGAGGGGTGACATCCGTACACTAATCGCAAAGCGTTGTGCCGTAAGACTTTACGGCGAACGCGGCCGCCCACGCTTGACGTAAACTCTTGTGACATAAGGATTTGCGACAAAAAAGATTTTTCAAGAAAAAGGTATTGACAGGACGATAATGTATGGTAGAAATAGTGGTACAGAAGAAAGAGAGGACGATGATGTTCAACATTGGTGACCGGGTGCAGATTGGTAGTGATTTGGCATGGGCCACGGTGACGGACATTCTGCCCGCTATCGGTGATCGTGTCGCTATGTATCGGGTGCAGTTTGACTCCGATGCTAGCCAGCGTTGGCTTGACGAGGGCATGATCTATGGTCCGTTTGTTGATCAGCCTTACGGGTGGGATTGACAATCTGAAAAAATCGTCTACAATCCATCCAACACAAAAGAAAGAGCAAAACATGATCAACATCGGCAGCAAAGTTATGGTTGGTTCGCGGATCGGCAATCCTGACCAAAAGGCTGTGGTGGTCGATATCATCCCCGGCAATGAGTATCGGGAGGCTATGTACCGGGTTCGCTTCCCCGAAAATCCTTCTGTCGTTACCATCACACCAAACCCTAACGAGTGCTGGGTTGACGCTCCATTGGTGTGGCCAGATTTGACGAACAGTTATTGTGGTTGACAGGCCGAAAAAAATCTGCTACAATCCATCCAACACAAGAGAGAAAAAACAGATGGATATTCGCAAGAGTGACATGATTCAGTTTCGCATGGGTGACACCTATGCTTACGGTAAGGTGGATAGCATCGCTCGCACCAACGACGGCGAAGTGATCGCATACTATGTGATCCCTGTTGACGGCGGAGAAAATATGTGGGTTGACTGTGACGACGCAGTATCGTATACTGCTCTCCGTGCTGCATTTGGTCCGATTCCCTCAGTTGAAAAGGCTCTCTGAAATGCTTGGCCGAATCATTACCACTAACGAGATTCTCGACGCTGTCGATGAAATGATGCCAGACAACACCATCGTTGCTATCTTGGCTTCTGGTGGTGGCGGATGGTTCGTGAGGCTGAACAATCATCCTGAAACCGTGCTGCTCCGCTCTGCCGACACGTTCTACCAGAAACTGAACGATTACTGCGTGAAGGTAGAAGATCCCTCGTCGTGGGGCGATTGATCCCAAGTCCTTGTCGCACAATACTTTGCGACGAGGCTCCGCGGCCACGCTCGACCTAAACTCTTATCGTTCAACGAGTTACAACAAAAAAGATTTTTTGAAGAAAAGGGTATTGACAGGCCGATAATAGTATGTAGAATCCAAGTATCACCCCAACGGAGAACGACGATGCTCAACAACTTCGACGATGTGAACGGTATCCTGGCCGACCTTGCGGAGCAGGATATTCTGGAGCCGATGGTCGAGCCGATTGACGAGCCGACGTGTCACCCGATGGATTGGGCGGAAGTCACGGGTCTGGCCGATGAGATGGCCGATGAGGTTTATCCCGAAGACGATTTTGAACCCGTGCATATGATTGACGAGCGTGGTGCGGTGTGGTATACTTTCTGAACAGGAGAAAAGGATGAGTCACCCAGATCCCCTTTATGACGATTATAACGATTTTCACGACGACGATGATCGAAAGAATCATTTTGATGATTTTGAGGATGATTCGCCAGAGTTCGATGAAGACGACTACGATGATAGCATGGATGGCGACCACGATTCTGCGATGGAATCGGCCGGTTGGGGAACGGATGAGGATTACGGTTATTTCGGCGGAGAGGACTACTAGCCCTAAAGCCTTGCCGCATAAGACTTTGCGGCGAGGCGGGCCGCACAGGTTTGACGTAAACTCTTATCTGCTAATGACTTACAGCAAAAAATATTTTTTCAAGAAAACCTATTGACAGGCCGATAATAGAGTGTAGAATGTCGATAAGAGAACATCACCCAGAAGGAAAAGAACATGACTCACGCCGAAGCGACTAAGATGGTTTTGGGCAAGCGAAATCGTGGCCAGCGTAAGATTGGCAATAATACCTACGCCTACATTCAGGCCGATGGTAGCGTTGCAATCGAGTTGCATGGTACGAACGTGGTGGTCATCTACCCTGATGATAGCGTGATGCTGAATAGTGGCGGCTGGCATACAAGCACCACGAAGGATCGTATCAACAAGTATAGCCCGGTGCGAGTGTACCAGAAGAACTACGAATGGTTCCTCAGCGATGGTACTCCGTTCGAGGATCGGATGATCGTGACCCCCGATTGGGTGGTTGCTCCCGTCTGAGCCTAAAGCCTTGAAGCGTAACACTTTACGCCAAGGCCCGCCGCCCGCGTTTGACGCAAACTCTTACGTCTCAACACTTTACGACAAAAAACTTTTTTCTAATGCCAACCCTTGACAAATGCCGATAATAGATGTAGACTTGATGGTATTCAACAACGAGGAGAAGATATGAGCGATGCTGTGCTGGTTCCTGTGCGTCATGATAACGTGAGTTTCAAGTATCATGGTAAGGATTTCACCGGAGAGGTTCGTCGAGTGTACGACAAGCCCAAGGGTCATTTGATGATCGTGAAGATCGAAGAGGGTAAGTATAGGTCGTGCTATCTGGAACAGTGCGAAGGGTTGACCATCCACCTGTCTCACCCGATGTAATCGGGTTGCTAACTGTGCTGTAGTCAGCCAAATAGTCGGCTCTTGACAAAGGCTCTTTGAAAGGGTAAAATGTGTTTATACCGTATCTATTAGGATTGTTGGTAGTGATTACTTTTGGTGGTTTCGCTTGTGTAGTTTTGCAGATGGGTGAGGATCTCTAAACTAAGGAGCCAGGGATGGCCGATATTATAAATGTAGATTGGTGGTGGATGGGTGTGGGATTTGTTATTGGTATTGGTTGTTCTTGGGCTGTTTGTGATATTGTTTTTCCAACACTAAGGAAGTAAAATGACCAATAAGGATAAGATTGTGCTGTCTGTGGCGTTTATCTGTGGTTGTATCGCAACTTTTCTTGTGGGGTAAAAAATGTTTTCTGGAATCCCTATGATTGTGGAAGCCTTAAAGAAAATGAACGACTCTAAGGGTAGATGATCTAAAGCCCTGTGGCGTAACACTTTACGCTGCAAGGCCACGGCCCCATTTTTCATAAACTCTTATCTGGTAACGACTTAGATTTTTTCAAGAAAATCACTTGACAATGCCGATAATAGGTAGTAGAATACGCTTATCACAACACCATCATCACAAGGATTCACAATGGACACCATCGCCCTGACCCTTTCGATCACCAACGCCCTGCTGCTGCTGCGTAACGTCACGCTCCCGCTGGATGTGAGGGACGATGTCGCCACCGCTATCGAGAACGCCTTCAAGGGACGCGGACTCAACGTCGGCAACACCAATCGCCTGAACCTGACGCTGCGATACGTTCCCAAGGATCACAAGGTTAGGGCTATAGCCGTGTTCAAGAATACGCTGAGATTCGGACTGCGTGAGGCAAAGGATTTCGTCGAGATTGTGCTGGGCAAGGACGGATACTACAATAACGAACACCGATGGAAGGATGGTGTGGCTGGCACCCCCGCCACCATCACGGGGGCAAAGGCAGATGTTCTCAAGGCCGTGAAGGAACTGGAGAATCTGGGTTGCGAAGTGGTGGTTGACGACTACGGCTGCTCTAATCTCAACTGACATAAAGCCATGCGACGTAAGACTTTACGTTGCAAGGCCACGCCCGCGTTTGACGTAAACTCTTGTCCGATAAGCAGTTGCAACAAAACAAAAAATACCTATTGACTTCTCAAGTTTCGCACGGTAGAATGTCGATATAATCTGTGGAGAAACAAAAATGACAGATCATACATTTACCGTTGTGGTTTCTGATATGTGGACAGACGAGGAACTGGATCGACTGTCCGCTTCTACGTCTAATGAGGCGTGGGGAATGGCATGGGAAAAGTGGGGATGGCCCGATGGTATGGGTGCGGATGTAAAGTTTACGGAGTTGACAACTCAAGTTTGATCGTGTAGAATGTCGATATAAGAGAAAAGAGAAAGAGGAAAGAAGATGTTTATTAGTGACTGCTGCGGTGTTCCGGTGCATTGTCAGGATATTTGCCCTCGGTGCGGAGAGCATTGTGAGAGTGGTGGAGATGAAGCCTACGAGGCTGCGGTTGATGCTTACAATATGGGATTTGGCCCTCCGGTGACTCGGCGTCAGCGTTGGGAAGAGCAGATGGAAGCGGATGAATATCGTCGTAATGGTTGGTAATAACAAGGAGAAAGACAAGATGAGACAACCTAAGTGTGTTGTAACGGTTACTGATACGTTTGGTGGAGAGGCTAACTATGGTTGGGTGAAGCGTTATGAGTTTTCTCCTCGTAATGCAGAGTCTCAGCGTAGCGTTGTTCGACAGGCCAAGGCATTGGCGAACATGACCTCTGTGAAGGCCGACACCTACGATTATGGTGACGGATACACTGTGAAGCCGCGAGGATATAACCAGATTATCTTTGTGGATTTTGAGTGAGCCACAAACCCTTGCTGCATAAGACTTTGCGGCACGGGTGGCCGCCCCGATTTGACGCAAACTCTTACGCCGCAATACCTTACAGCACAAAAGATTTTTCAAGAAATGGGGCTTGACATACCGATAATAGATAGTAGAATACAAGCATGAATATTCAGCCGATCAACGACAACAATAGCCGTTTCGACTTGGTGGAAATCAAGTCTACTCACGCCAAAGTGGCGGCTACTCCACACTGTAAGATTCATGGGGCCATGAACTGCGTGGCTATTCATGCAACTGGGAAGTTGTGGCGTTGTATCCAAAGTAACCAAGTCAAGGACTGTAGGGCTGGGTGCGAAGAGATTTCTTAAAGATTGGTCTTGACAATGGTCGATAATAGAGTATACTAGGCGACGTAAGGTTTGGTTTTCACTACACGAAAGGGTTTCTATGAACGATGTGATGTTGTTTGGTTCGATTGCTACGATTGTTGTTTGCTGCCTCGCTATGTTTGCTGTGTATGGCATCTATGGTGGTGCTTATGGTTCTCTCTCTACCGCAAGGCCAGGAGAGTTCTATAACTTTGAATATCTTCAGCCTAACGCTGGTGATCCCGAGCGTTTTCTGGCAAAGGTACTGAGTGTTCATATTCTCGACGAAAATGCTATTCGCAGACTCAATGCTCGTAGCAACTATCGTCGCCATGATAGCCAGTTTGTGCGTACCAATCATCTGGTAACGTGCCAGACTGCCGATGGTAAGATTCGCAACTTCTATGCTGAGCGTACGGTGAACTGCCGTAGGCCATTGCTGGCTGGTGCAGCATTCAAGACCGGCTTGGCTAGTCTTCTCTTCTGATTTTCTCGTGTTGGTGAAAAGGGTTCTCGCTCTAAGTTCTTGTATCCCAAGAGTTTAGGGCGAGGCCCGCCGCACGGTTTTGACGTAAAGTCTTATCTGCCATAGACTTAGAAAAATCTCAAGCATTCTATTGACAAAACCCGATACTGACAGTATATTGGCGACTGCTAACCAATCACACTTGGTGAAATCATGTGTCCTATTAGCAGTATCAACGTAGAGGCTATTTCTTCCATCAACCTAAAAGGTAGGGGAGGAAAAGAGCAGATGCTTCATGATATTCTCACACGGAATAGTGGCTGGAAAAGAGATAGCCATATTCTGTATGATTATTCCAATGATTTGTTGGGATGTTTGGTCGAATGTAAAAAGCAACAGGACTTGCAATGGATTGACCCTAGTAAGTATCATGATATAACTGATGAACAGAAGCATATTGTGTTCTTGTTTCTGGTGATTAGCAAGAACGGAACTGTTGATATTGCGTTTACTGTGCGGGTTGGTGAGTTTGTTGACCGGATTTGGACAAGCGAACATATTAAGGATGCTTGGGAATATATTCAGAAGTATCCGAAAGATCAGATTAAATCGTCTGTGAAGGTGCGGACGTTCTATAAGAATAATCAAGATATTATCACTACAGTTTATAAGAGGGTATGATGTATAAGATTGGCAATATTGTTCATGATATTATACAGGATGAGGATGTGATTATTATTGATGTATCGGATAAAACTAATCCTCCTATGTATCTTGTATTGAATCATGCTGACGATCAGTATTATGTATCGGGGGATGATATTGTGTTGACCTAAAGTGTTTGTGGATAAGAGTTTAGGACAATGGTGGGCGGCCCGATTTGATATAAAGTCTTATGGCATAAGGACTAAAGTTTATGCTTGACAATGCCGATATCATCTAGTAGAATGATGGGATGAATACTTCATATTGCTATGCTGCCTTTTCATGGCGTGTTTTTCAAAATAATCGTTTTGTTGGTTATGTTGTTGCGTTTAGCCAGTATGACGCTTATAATAAGGCTCGTGATAAGTATGGCGATTATATCTGGTTAGAAAGAGTAATCGGTTAGATGGCCCCATTGTATAACGGCTAGTACGCCACCCTTTCACGGTGGAGATCGGAGTTCGATTCTCCGTGGGGTCATTTGTTTCTGCTAATCCTTCGGATTTGGGCGGCGTGGGCGTAGTCAGCCAAAGTTTGTGGTCTTGACAACCGATAATAGAAGTAGTAGAATCGCATTATGGAAGTGAAAGCAAAACAGAACGCTCGCAAGTGGACAAAAGAGCGTTTGAAACGACATCCTGGCTTGTGGGAAGTTGAGCAGGAAGAAAAGTTTGTGACTTGTTGGCCGGGCGAATCGGCTATTATGCTGAAAAATACAACTGATGGTTGGAGTGGTTGGTTTCCGGTGGTGGATATTGAAATCATAAGGAAAGAAAAATGATTGCTTGTGAGACCGAACATGATAAGATGATGGCCGAAATCATGGTATTTACCCAAACGATTGTGGGTGTGGCCGAAATGCGGTCTGTGCCCGCTACTGTGCGGGCTGAGACTATTATGATGGCCGAGAGAATCTTTCATGGGTTGATTATGAAAAAGATGTTGGAAAAGTGTGTGGAAAAGTCTATTCCCTGCAATAACTGAGGAAAATATGCCAAACTGGTGTTTGAACAACTTGACCGTTGAGCATGAAGATAGTGCTATGATTGACCGATTTGTGAACGCTTACAATGCTGGTAAGGCTTGTAATGAGTTTCTGCCTATGCCCGAAGGTATTGGTGATGGCTGGTATGATTGGTGCATAAACAACTGGGGAACTAAGTGGGATATTGGTGCTGATATTGGTACAGAAAAAGAAGAATGGCATGGGCTGAAGGCTACTAGAGTTGGAAATCAAGTGACTTGTTCGTTTGATAGTGCTTGGGCTCCTCCTGTTGGATTGTATGAAAAACTGGTAGAGTTGGATTATAATGTTCGTGCTACATACTTTGAGCCGGGAATGGCCTACTGTGGCATTTGGGATAATGGTATTGACAACTATATTGAATATGGTGATATTGTTACTTTGTCATGCACGATTGACAAGCGTGATGTCATTCCTGTAGCATTGTGGAATGAGTATGGTATGGACGAGTTCTTTGAGGATGATGAGATAGAAGCCTAAACGGAAAGGTTCGCTCTAAGTTCTTGACTACCAAGAGTTTAGGGCAAACCGCCGCGGCCGGGTTCGACGCAAACTCTTGTGTTGTATAGACTTGCATCAAAAAAGATTTTTTCAAGGAATGGTGCTTGACAGACCGATAATAGGAGTGTAGAATACGAGAGTAAGACATGGCGGGTGTAGCGTAATGGTAGCGCGTGTAAAATCGTTGGCAGAGATCTACTGTCTACACGAAATGGTTCGATCCCATTCCCCGCCCCTTGACAAATAGAAAACATAGTGTAGAATACGATAGTAAGACATGGCTAGAGTACGCGAAGTGGGACTTCGAATAGGGTCACCCCTATTGTATGATGATCACATACCAGCCGTTCGACTCGGCCCTTTGCCTCTAGTCACCAACGAAAATCCGATTCATTCGGTGTGCTACCCTCCATAATGAGATCATAGCCTATATTGGTGACACAATACAAACTTCCGTGGGTCCATGCGACGGGACTAGATTAGGATAAGCCATTACGATAAACCCTATGGCTGCTACGCTCATGCAGCGTGGGGTTGACAGCGGGCTTATACGCTGTATAGTAGTGCTAATCTATGGGGGATGGCATCCTCACCACGAGTAATACAATACGGGAGTAAAAGTCGTTCCCTTTGTAAGACTGATCATCTTACTAGGTAAATAGACCCATATGGTACGCAAAGATAACTAACGCTGGCGCCAGCAAACCTATCTTTGCGGGTGGTTCGATTCCTCTACTCTCTTCCATACAACCAGTAACCGTCGCCAAGAGCCAGACCAGAGCGGGTCTTGTGTGCTAGCAATGCCCGCTTTGCAGGGAGGATTTCCGTGGGCGGTTTCCACAGTTCCCTACTGATTAGGATAGACTGATAGGTAATAGAATCGGGGCGTAAAAGATTCGCTGGTAAAATAAAAAGGGGTTCGCTCTAAATGCTTACGCTGTAAGAGTTTAGGGCAAACTGCCGTGGCCGGATTCGTCGTAAAGTCTTATGCGACAAAGACTTAGGATTCTTAAAGAAAAGCCTATTGACAATCCGATAATAGTAGTGTAGAATGGTAGCACAAGGAGAGACGAAGATGCTTGGAACACGATTTGCGTTTTCTGACAGGGTTACTCGTACTGTTAGTGCTGACGGACAGGATGTGACGTTCTCTGGAGAGTGTTTGTTCGATAATCATCCGTTCAGTATCACTACCAAAATGAGAGATGCTAATCGCTGGATCAACGGCGAAAGTATCCAAAACTGTTTTCCGCATCTTAGTGCGGATGATCGTGAGATTCTGTTGTCTGGTATTAGCCCTAATCATTGGAATACACTGTTTCCGCCGGAGGATGAAGAATGAGTGATCCATATTGGACATTTCCGCAGTTTCCTGAGAATAATACTTGGGAGATTCGTTATTTATGTTGGAGAGCGTGTGGTGAAACCAGAGAACATAGCACACGACTTGCTAACGAAGGCTATATGCCTGCCTCTTGGTGGATGCTTTATAGGGATGATGGGAGATAGATTATGGAAAATGAAATGAAAGAAGAAAAGACTGTCCCTCTCAAAGAAATAGTGTCATTTGAGATTTGGCAAACTATTTTTGAGAAGATGATGGAGAGGGAAGAGCAGAGATGGGAGGGAGAGGAACAATGACCGTTTCCGAACTGATTGAGCAGTTGAAGAACTATCCGGGTGATATGCGGGTATTGACTCTTGGGTATGAGGGTGGGTATAATGATACTCGACTCAGTACCGATGAGGTTGTATTCAACTTCTCAAAGAATGATGCTTGGTATTATGGGTCTCATGAGAGTGTAAGGTTTACGGATAATGATAGTGGTACACAGTGTTTGATTATTACGAGGGCAAAATGAACTGGCATTATGGTAATCCTATTGGGGAAGGACAATATCTTTGTTGTGTGATTGGCTATCGATATCCTGTCGTTACCGATTGGCATGATGGAGCATGGGGTAAATGGCATACAGGCAGAGAGAAGACATGGGTTCCTCTTGATGAAGAACAAGTTCTATGCTATATTGGTTTTGATGAGATTCCTATGCCGGAGGGTTGGTGATGAAAACTGAAACTCTTGAACTAACTAAGGTTGAACTTGATTATCTCCTTAGTATTGTTCATGAACATATTGACTCTGGTGTTTCATGGGGCAATCATGCTCAGTTTGTAAAGATGCAAAACAGGGTTTTGGAAAAGATTGAGGAAGCATACGATATGGCTTTTGGTCATAAAACGTAAAGCCTTGAAGCGTAACACTTTACGCCAAGGCCCGCCGCCAGCGTTTGACGTAAACTCTTACGTCATAAAGACTTGTAACACAAAAGATTTTTTCAAGAATATCGCTTGACAATACCGATAATAGTGGTAGAATAGCAGCATAAGGAGAACCATGATGAACGATGATCAAATGAAAGGCTATCTTCGCCTACTGGCAGGATGAAACGTATTTTGAGTTTGGGGATTTTCTACAGAAGTATTCTTTGCCAAACTTTGCTGAAACCCATATAGGGTGGCATGAGGCGGCAAACGAAGTGATGCATGAGCCGTTTGGCCTTCAAATGCCAAAACTGGTAGTGTGTCCTAAAAATGGTTCTATTATGCCAGAGTATTATCTGCAAAAGGAATAGGTATGGAATGGATTAGTTTTTTCGGTCCTAGACGCCCTATCAACGGCCAAAAGGTTTATTACTTTGGCGAGTATATTGGTGTGTGGCAGGGAAGGTACGAGATTCATCGTGATGATCCGGTGAGCGAACATATCTTGATTTGTGAAGAAACTCCAGGTATAGTAGATCGTATGGATGCTCCGTGGTGGATGCCATATGAGGGACAACCAAAACCAAAACGACCAGAAAGTGACTACCCAAAGGATTATCCACATGGCTAAAAACTTTAAGGATTTGCACACTATCGACGCGAAGGATATGACACGCGATCAGGCTATGATCTATGTGATTAACTTCTTTAACTCTCGTATGGCTACTATGAGTAATAGCCATAGAAATAAAGTTAAAGAGGTTATTGGACTGCATGAGATTGGTACTAGCGAACTAGTTAACAAGTATCTGGAGTTAGTTCTTGAAAACTCTTGACAATGTTTGTGCTTGTGGTAACTGTAATGAACTTTGCTATATGCTAGATAAGCATGAGGTTTTTTGGAGTTTTTGTGCCGATTGCTACTGGTGGTATCTAAAGTATTGAAGCGTAAGACTTTAGAGAGAACCGGGGCGGCCGGATTTGACGTAAACTCTTATCTATCAACCACTTAGGATTTTTTAAAGAAAACCCTTGACACTGACCGATAATAGAAGTATACTTAGGGAAACAAGTGGGTGGGCCGTTGGCAGAATGATATCAAAGAAGCCACGGTTAAATGGCGGTCGAGTATGGCTCAACCCAACGCTTGTCTTTCCTAATCCTACGGATTTGGCTGGGGTGGCTGTAGTCAGCGAAAGTTTAAAGGTCTTGACAAGGTTTAGCCGATAAGGTATAATGATAGCACACTTACGAGAACAAAAATGAAGATTAATATTGTGATTGAATCTAGTAATATCTTTGATGCTGACCAGTTTATTGATTGGCTTAATGACGAGTTAAGTATGGGAAATATGGGTACTGACGCCGACACTGTGGCTACTGGTTATACTATTATTGAAGAATAAAATGAAACAGAATAAACTACATGGAGAAGTTCGATTTCATTTGAGCAACGGGGCTCATTATATGCACTGGCAAATAAAAGTTAAACAGGGTGGAGAAACAGTTGATGTATACTATGTTGACCCCAAAAAATATCAGTTAGAAATGCGGGGCTGTATATTGTGGAATAGGCCGAATAAGGCTAAACAAGTATTTGAGAATGGTGTGCATGATGTTAGTGGGTGGGTGCGATGTGAAGAAGTTATGCTGAGGAAGGATTTTTATCCATCTCT